AGTCGCCGACGACCAGAAAGCGGCGGGAAAATGGTCTACCAGCGCGGGAGGACAATATTACGCAGCAGGTGTTGGTGGAGCACTGGCCGGTCGTGGTGCAGACCTTTTTGTCATCGATGACCCGCACTCAGAACAAGACATGAAGGCGAACAGCCGCTTGGCGTTCGACAACGCGTGGTCTTGGTTCCAGACAGGTCCACTGCAGCGTCTGATGCCGGGCGGTGCGATTATCGTGATCATGACGCGCTGGAGCCTGATCGACCTGACAGGCAAGCTGATTGACTTTTCAATAAAAAACCCCGATGCTGATCAGTGGGAGATCGTGGAGCTGCCTGCCATCCTCCCATCGGGTAAGTCGCTGTGGCCTGAACAATGGCCGGTAGAACAGTTAGAGTCTAAACGCGCCGCACTCGACCCGCGTTTTTGGAACGCGCAGTACATGCAGCAACCTACGGCGGATGGCTCCGCAGTTATTCCGCGAACGGCGTGGAAGATATGGGAGCACGAGCGACCGCCGCAGTGTGAGTTCATCATACAGTCGTGGGATACCGCGCACGAAACGAAAACGACCTCTGACTACAGCGCCTGCACAACGTGGGGTGTCTGGTACAACGACGAGGACGGCAGCAGTCCACACCTGATATTGCTCGATGCGTTCAAGGACAGGATGGCGTTTCCTGAACTAAAAGAGACCGCACACAAGCACTATAAAGAGTGGGACCCGGATGCGTTCATTGTTGAAAAGAAGGCGGCAGGTTCGCCGCTGATTCAAGAACTGCGCAGGATGGGTATACCGGTGCAGGAGTTCACACCGTCACGGGGTAACGACAAGATCGCCCGTATGAACGCGGTGTCTGATCTGTTTGCCTCGGGTAAGGTGTGGGCACCCGACACACGTTGGGCGCGAGAAGTCATTGAAGAAGTAGCGGCGTTCCCGGTCGGCGAGCACGATGACTACGTCGATACCACCACACAGGCGCTCCTGCGATACCGGCAGGGCGGATTCATTCCATTACCAACTGATGCAGAAGACGAGCCTGCGCTATTTCGCCGCAGGCAGTTTGCTTATTATTAAGGAGTCGTTATGGCAATCGACAAGGCGTTGTATCAAGCTCCGCAGGGCTTACCCACTGGAGAAGACGATGACGAGGGCATCGAGATTGAGATCGTTGACCCAGAGGCCGTGCACATTGAAGGTCCGGGCTTTGAGATCGACATCGAGAAAGGCGAAGATGTTGAAGACTTCAACGCTAACTTAGTCGAAGAGTTGCCAAGCGATGTGTTGGAGACGCTGGCATCTGATTTGCAGGACGACATCAACAACGACCTAGCGGCACGCAAGGACTGGGAAGACACATACAAAGAAGGCTTGACGCTGTTGGGTCTGAAGTATGAGGAGAGAACAGAGCCGTGGAATGGAGCCTGTGGTGTATTTCATCCGATGATCACCGAAGCCGTGGTGCGGTTCCAAGCAGAGACAATCACCGAGACTTTCCCTGCTTCTGGTCCTGTGAGAACCAAGATCATCGGCAAAGAGACGCCGATGAAGAAAGAAGCGGCGGATCGTGTAGAAGAGGATATGAACTACCAGTTGACTGAAGTCATGGTGGAGTTCCGTCCAGAGCACGAGCGCATGTTGTGGTCACTGCCTGCCACCGGCAGCGCGTTCAAGAAAGTCTATTACGATCCGAATATAGAGAGACAGATTTCTATGTTTGTGCCAGCAGAGGACATCATCATTCCTTACGGCACAACAGAGTTGTCGAGCTGTCAGCGCGTGACACATCGCATGCGTAAGACAGAGAACGATATCGTCAAGCTGCAGCAAGCAGGCTTCTATGCGGATATGGAGCTGAGTGAGCCGGTCAAGTTCAAGTCAGAGATTCAGGAGCGCAAGGACAAAGAGACAGGGTTCTCTGCGAGCTACGATGATCGGTATGAGTTGTATGAGTGCCACATCGACCTCGACTTGCCGGGGTTCGAAGATAAAGATGAAGACGGGCATGCGACAGGTATAGCACTGCCATACGTAGTAACAATGCTACGTGGCACAAACGACATTCTGGCGATTCGTCGCAACTGGAAAGAAGACGATTCGCTGAAGTTGAAGCGCCAGCACTTCGTGCACTACCAATACATCCCCGGCTTCGGTGCGTATGGCTTTGGTTTGTTCCATCTGATTGGTGGCTACGCACGTAGTGCTACCAGTTTGATGAGGCAGTTGGTTGATGCGGGTACGCTGTCTAACCTGCCGGGTGGTCTGAAGAGCCGTGGCCTGCGTATTAAAGGTGATGACACACCAATTGCGCCGGGTGAATGGCGTGACGTTGATCTTGGTTCAGGAGGTATTCGTGACAACATATTGCCGCTACCTTATAAAGAGCCATCAGCAACTCTCTATCAACTCCTCGGGACAATTGTTGAAGAGGGTCGCCGGTTCGCGGCGACAGCCGACATCCAAGTGTCCGATATGTCAGCTAATGCTCCGGTTGGAACGACGCTTGCGATTCTCGAACGAACACTCAAAGTAATGAGCGCCGTGCAGGCGCGTGTGCATTTCTCGTTTAAACAGGAACTCAAACTGTTAGCAGGAATCATCCGCGACTACACAGACGACGACTACGAATACGAGCCTGATACAAACCCAGCAGCACCGAAGGCGAAGAAGTCTGACTACTCCCATGTAGACATCATTCCGGTGTCTGATCCTAACGCAGCGACAATGTCGCAACGCGTCGTACAGTATCAAGCAGCCCTTCAGTTGGCGCAGCAAGCGCCGCAGTTATATGACCAGCCTGCACTGCACCGACAGATGTTGGAGGTGTTGGGTATCAAGAACGCAGCCAAGTTGGTGCCGACTGACGACGACCGCACGCCACAAGACCCTGTGTCTGAAAACATGAACGTGATCAACTTGAAGCCGGTCAAGGCGTTCTTGTATCAGGATCACGAAGCGCACATCCGCGTGCATATGGCGGCTATACAGGACCCGTTGATTCAGCAGCTTGCAGGACAGAACCCACAGGCTCCGATGATTCAACAGGCGATGCAGGCGCACATCATGGAGCACATCGCGTTTGCATACCGCCAGAAGATCGAGCAAGCGTTGGGTGCTGATCTGCCGAAACCTGACGAGAAGATGGCACCAGCCGTTGAGGTTCAGCTATCGCGTCTCGTGGCACAAGCAGCACCAATCGTGTTGCAGAACAGCCAGAGCCAAGTGGCACAACAGCAGGCGCAAGCCGCTGCACAACAGGCAGCACAAGACCCAGTTATCCAGATGCAGCAGCAGGAGCTGGCGCTAAAGAAAGAGAAGCAAGACAGCGACGCAGCCATCGCACAGGCCAAGCTGAAGCTCGAAGAAGAGCGTCTGCAGGCAGACATCATGTTGCGTGGCATGCAGACAGCAGCGAAATCAACATTCGACTATGAGCGCATGATGGCTGATAACGAGCGTGAAGGTGTTCGCATCGGTGCGGACATTGCCGATAAACGGGCCAATCGTGCCCGCAATAATAGGGAGAGTGAATGAAGGATATGAACCCACGTAGTTTTGTGGAAACCCTGCGGGACATGATCCGCAGGGACATGAATAACTACGCTGATGATCTCGCAGGCGGTGCCTGTGCCGACTTTTCGCAGTACCAAAAGCTCTGTGGGGTAATTCAAGGTCTAGCCCTTGCAGAGCGCCATTTACTCGACCTTGCTGACAAAGTGGAGAAATCCGATGAGTGAACTGATACTCCCGCGTTATTTGAAAGACTTAATTAACACGGAGCAACAACTAGAAGAGGAAACTGTCGATTCTGCAGGCGACGACTTAAAGGCAAAACAGCTACCGAAGCCTTCAGGTTTCAAGGTGCTGTGCGCTGTGCCGCCTGCCGCAGATACATTTGACGATTCGATGCTTGTTAAAGCATCTGTATCACAGCGTATTGAAGAGCAAACAACGACAGTACTGTTTGTTGTTGCGTTGGGTCCTGACGCATACAAAGATAAAGAGCGGTATCCGTCAGGGCCTTGGTGTAAAGAGGGCGATTTCGTGCTGGTAAGGGCTTACTCCGGCACGCGTTTCCAGATTCACGGTAGAGAGTTCCGCATGATCAACGAAGATCAGGTGGAAGGTACCGTGGAAGACCCGCGTGGTTATACACGCGCTGCATAAGGAGAAGGGCATGGCTGAATACAAAGGCGAAGACTTCAAGTTCCCTGATGAAGTTACCGATAAGAAAGAAGACATCAAGGCCGAGGACATCGAGATAGACCTCGAATCCGAAGGTGAGATAGAGATTGAGGTCGAGGACGATACCCCTGCTGCCGATAGAGGGCGTAAGCCGTTAGACAAAGAGGTAGAAGACCCGTCCGACGATGAGGTCGAGCAGTACAGCGAGAAGGTGCAGAAACGCATCAAGGAGCTGGCCCATGCCCGTCATGACGAACGCAGAGCCAAAGAAGCCGCCCTGCGCGAGCGCGAGGAAGCTGCCCGTGCCGTCCAGCAACTGTTGGACGAGAACAAGCGGTTGAAGACCTACGTGTCTAGCGGAGAGCAGACCTATGCCACCGTCCTGAAGGAAAAGGCCGAGGCCGAGCTTGAAATGGCTCGCCGTCGCTACAAGGAGGCGGCAGAGTCCTATGATTCCGATGCCATGCTTGCCGCGCAGGAAGCACTACAGGACGCCAAGCTGCGGGTGATGCAGGCAGAAAATTTTAGGCCACCCCCTTTACAAGTTGAAAATGAACAGGTATATATTCAACCGCAGCAGCAACAAACTCCACAGCTCGACGAGAAGACCCTGCGCTGGCAGGCAAAAAACCAGTGGTTCGGTGCAGAGGGGTTTGAGGATATGACTGCTTTGGCAATCGGGATGCACACCCGACTTGTCAACCAAAACGGGCCGGAATACGCCCGCACCGATGAATACTTCGAGCGGATCGACGCTCGCCTTCGTGAGAAGTTCCCCGAACACTACGGGGAAGAAAAGCGTGAGACACCACGCGATACTTCCACTAAAAAACCCCCTGCAACGGTTGTAGCACCCGGCACACGCTCGTCCGGAGCAAAAAAGATCAGGTTAACGAAAACGCAAGAAGCGTTCGCTCGTAGACTCGGTCTTACCAATCAACAATATGCAAAGGAAGTTTTGAAACTGGAGGCATCAAATGGTTAATCCCCGCACCCCCCGTGATGTTGAAACACGCGAAAAAAGCGCTCGATACGTTTATCAGCCGCCTAGCACTCTGCCTGACCCAACCCCTGAACCGGGCTATGGCTACCGTTGGATTGCAACCGCAATTAATGGACAGCCGTACTCAGCCAACGTATCCACACGGATTCGTGAAGGCTGGGAGCCTGTAAAAGCAGCGGATCATCCAGAACTAATGCTACCGGCTAACTCGGCAGGAAACGTTGAGATCGGCGGTCTGATGCTGTGCAAGATGCCTATAGAGAAGATTCAAGCTCGTAATCAGTTCTACGGTGTCAAATCAGAGCAGCAGGTTGAGTCGGTTGACAACACATTGATGCGCCAGAGCGATGCTCGTATGCCGCTGTTCAATGAACGGAAGTCTACGACGACCTTTGGTACAGGTAATAAATAGTTTTTTATTAACTTTTGGAGTCCAACATGACGTATCCGACTGTAAATGCCCCCTACGGGCTAAAACCGATCAATTTGATCGGCGGTCAGGTGTTCGCGGGCCAGACTCGTGAACTCCCGATTGCCAGCAACACTGCTGGTGCTATTAATAACGGCGACATCGTTCGCCTATCGTCTGGCTTCATCGTCAAAGAGACTGGCACTACGACTGTCTCGGCAACCGGTGTTGTTGGCGTGTTTGTTGGTTGCAGCTATACCAATCCATCGACAGGTCAAATTCTGTTCGCTAACTCGTACCCCGGTTCGGTTGTTGCTTCGGACATCGTGGCTTACGTTGTTGACGATCCAGATGCGTTGTTTAAAGTCGCTGTGACTGGTAGTGCAACTTCGACCACTATCACCCCGATTGATAACACCATTTTGGGTAACAACTTGGCTATTTCGCAGCCTGCGGCGAACACCACTATTTCGGGTAACTCGAATATCGGTGCTTTCGATTCTGGCTCGAATACAGCGTTTACGCTGCCATTGCGTGTCGTTGGTCTGGTTGAAGAGACTGTCGATGCAAGCGGTAACTACAGTGAAGTTATCGTTAAATGGAACATGCCGTATATCACTCTGACGGAAGGTACTCCTAACGTCGTGGCATATAACGGCGGTCATTCGTATTACAACCCGACCGGCACTGCCAACGTATAAGGAGCTGAATAATGGCTATTTCACGCGCACAACTACTGAAAGAGCTGCTCCCCGGCTTGAACGCACTGTTCGGTCTGGAGTACGCTCGCTACGGCGAAGAGCACAAGGAAATCTACGAAACCGAGACTTCCGAGCGTTCGTTTGAAGAAGAAACCAAACTGTCTGGCTTCAGTGCCGCACCGGTTAAGAACGAAGGTTCTGCAATCGCGTACGACAACGGTCAGGAAGCATGGACTGCTCGATACAACCACGAGACCATTGCCCAAGGTTTCTCGATCACTGAAGAAGCGATTGAAGATAACCTGTATGACAGCTTGTCGGCTCGTTATACCAAGGCGCTGGCTCGTTCGATGTCCTACACTAAGCAAGTAAAGGCTGCGTCTGTATTGAATAACGGCTTCAATTCAGCGTATCCCGGTGGTGACGGTCAAGCTCTGTTCTCGAACGCGCACCCACTCGTCTCTGGCGGCACTAACTCGAACATCCCTTCGACACCTGCTGACTTGAACGAAACTTCGCTGGAAAACGCTGTGATTCAAATCGCTGCGTGGACTGACGAACGCAGCCTGCTGATCGCTGCACGTCCGCGTAAACTGGTCATCCCACCATCGCTACAGTTCGTTGCGACTCGTCTGCTGGAAACCAATCTCCGTGTTGGTACCGCTGATAACGACATCAACGCTCTGAAGAACAACGGCTCGATTCCAGAGGGTTATGCAATTAACCACTTCTTGACCGACACGAACGCATGGTTCTTGACCACCGATGTACCGAACGGCATGAAGCACTTTATTCGTGTTCCGCTCGATACAAAAATGGACGGGGATTTCGATACTGGCAACGTTCGCTACAAGGCTCGTGAGCGTTACAGCTTTGGATTCTCTGATCCGCTCGGTATGTTCGGCTCGCAAGGCGCGTAAAGAAAAGGGGGGCTTTACGCCCCCCTTTTTGTAGTATATAAAGTAGTTATTCCGGGGTTTTCCCGGTGTTTGCGAACAGGCTCCCCGGCCTGACGACATGCAGATCGCTTACACCTAACTCGCATGTGAGGACAATTCAAATGGCACGTACTACTTTTTCTGGCCCAGTTCGGGCCGGTTATCAGGGCGGCGACGCAAGCTCACAACAGCCCCTTACCCCTACAACAATTAACTCTGGCGAGGTTATTGAAGTTAACCAAGGCACCGGCGCTTATGGTTTTTACTCTCGTGTTGAACCAACCGTTGGTTTTGGTTCCAGCACTTATCAGACTCCCGGCGAGGCTTATGGAATGTTTGGCCGCACCCAAACCGGCGCTCCGTTTGCGACAGTCCCTTCAACCAACTTTAACCACATGGCTGGTGTCGTTGGTAATTTTGCGGTAATTGGCAACTACGCTAACAACGGCTTGATGGCGGGTGTGATGGGTATTATCAACACCAACACTTTGTCTGGCGATGCTGCTGTAATGGCTTTCATGGCAGGCGATGCTGGAGTTACGACTTGCCGTTCAGCCTTCGGTGTTGCTATGGCTCAAACCACAGGCGGCTCCGGTTTTGAGTACGGTCTTGACCTGAAGATGCAAGACCCCATTGCTGATGGTGGCGGTCCTTCGGGCGTTATTCCTTACACCAAAGCCAACATCCGTATGGAAGATGATGTTGTGGTTATGGTTGCTACGGGCGCTCCTGTTGACGGTACAACGGGTGACAACTTTGCTGGCCCCGGCTCGATGTACATTGACAGCACCGGCGCAAACCTTTACCTCCAGACAGGGGCGATCACCAGTCCGGTTTGGAAATTGGTTACTCGCGCTGCTTAATGTTGACGCATAAAGATCCAGAGGTTCAGGCAATGCTTGGGCTTCTGGAGAGCCAAAGAGATCATGTCATGGGAATCGCAGCGGCTATGGCAAAAGAAAATGCGGAGTTAAAAGCCTGCATTGCCAAGCTAGAGAAACCGGAGAGCCAAGATGGCGATGCAATATGACGTAAAGTCGTTCCATGCAACAGCTTCAACGCTTGCGTATGGTGATCGCACACGTTTAAAAGGCGTGGTTATATCCCCCGTTACGTCTACAACTTTCAACTCGTGTGTGGTGGATACTGTAGGGGCGTTGACGGGAACGTATGATATTCCGGGGTCAACGACATGTACCATCACTATTGCCAATCATGGGTTGTCGGACGGCGACATAGTTGGGCTTAACTTTACTAGCGGCACAGCGGTAGACGACAGCTATGTTGTAGCGAATGCAACAACCAATACGTTTACTGTAACTACGGCAAGTCTGACCACGAGCGGCAATGTGACGATGTACCCGAAGGTGCTTGTTGAGCTGGACTGTTCTTCGGGTACGGCGTTCTACACATTGATTCCGGGCGAAGGTATTCTTGCGCAGGGCGGTCTGTTTTGCTTGTTGCCGTCTACCACGGTAACGATGACTATTTTCTACGGGTAGCGCCATGATGCAAACAGACGTTAAGTCCGCCCGTGCAGCAAGTACAGGACTGCTGGTAACGCAGGCCCCCGTACGCTTGAAGTCGATTACGGTGACAAGTGCAACCGTGTCTGCAAGAAATACGTGTGTATGCGACCCGGTAGAACAGAAGTCTGGCACCTACAGCCGTACAAGCCCAAGTGCCACAATCACAGTCACAATAGTAAACCACGGCCTTGAGACTGGGGATCGGGTATTTCTGGACTTTACATCTGGAACAGGCCGGGATGGCGCGTACGCAATTACAAAGACGGGCGACGACACGTTTACTTGTACGGATGCGCCGACTACGACTACCAGCGGTAACGTCACGATGTATAGCAGTATTACTTTAGAGATCGATACTTTTAATACGATTGGCCTACCTGTACTGATCCCCGGCGAAGGCATCTACTGCCCTAACGGTATCTTTGTGGGTTGTGGCTCATCGGTAACTGCGACGGTGTTCTATGGCTAAGACTCCAGCATGGCAGCGCAAGGAAGGTAAGTCCGAAAAGGGCGGTTTGAACGCCAAAGGACGTGCCTCTTATAACGCAGCTAATCCGGGTAAGCCCGGTCTGAAAGCCCCCCAGCCGGAAGGCGGGGCTAGGAAGAAGTCATTCTGTGCCCGAATGTCGGGGATGAAAAAGAAGCTGACTTCAGCCAAGACCGCGAACGATCCGAATAGCCGAATCAATAAATCTTTGAGGGCTTGGAAATGTTAAAAGACCATATCGAACCAGACCTAATGGACAACATCTCCATCCTTGCGGGGTTGGGCGTTATTCTTGGATGGTTACCAAACGTGCTTTCTATTGTCACTATTGTGTGGTTCAGCATTCGTATCTGGGAATCCGATACGGTTCGTGGTTTGACCAACCGGAAGAAACCCGATGCCAGCCA